CAGGCGCACTTTTGTCTTTCAGATAGGGAAACATCTGATGAGCGACTTGCTGCGACTGCTGCTTCTGCGTTAGGAACTGTGTACGGGCTGGAATGTCATCATCGAGCGTTTTTTCTGCATTACGCAAAATCGCTTTCAACTCACTCCGTCCCAAAACAGTATCGCCAACCTGAATCGGCTCAAAGTCGTCACGATCTAATTGATCTTGGGCGAATCGCTTGGCTTCCTTGGCCTGTTGCTGTAAGGAGGCTAATGCTTGAAAGTCATCAATCTGGGCCAGCGGCACATTAACAGGCATCTGTGCGGTTGCTGGCTTTTGAGCGGCTTGTTCAGCGGGAGGTGAACTGTTTCTTTCCCCTAGCTGGGACTCAAGCTGCTCTAATCGCGACTCCAAGGCTTTTCGCTTGGCGACTTCTTTACCGATACGTTTATCGATTTTCTTCTGAAGCTCTGGTGTAATATCCTGAGAAGGAACATCAGCTTCACCATCGGATGTTTCCACCTCTTGGCTCGGCTCGGCAGACTCGGCGGAAGCTTCGTCTGGGTTGACTGAGGTATTTGACGCTGATTCCTGCGTCGGAGCAGTCTGTTCAGTCTGTCGTTGAGCTTTAGCGTTTTCGGACTCGATGTTAAGGAGTCGTTGTGCTGCTTGCGCGACACTCAGATTACTCTTTTTCGGTGCATCATTTTTTGCCTCAGTAGATACTTCGGCTGGCTGTGAAGAAGCGGATTCGACGTTTTCGTTAGACATGGGATTATAGCCCCCAAGGGCCGATAGACTTCATGGCGGATGCCAAGTATCGGTACAAATGCGTGCGCCAACTATACTGTCAACAATAAATATAACAATTTATTGCACCAACTGAAACCTATTAGGATCCGCGGTCTTCAGCATCAGTCTCTGCTTGCAGCAATTGCTGCTGAACAAAGTCATCGTACAACGCAATAATCTGTGAGTACGCTCGGAGTTCCCCCGTGGATGCAAGAGTCATGCGATCATTTTGCACAACTGCATCGGAGCACAGATCAATCATGGTGGAATGCTGCATTTCGCGCAGTTCATCGATAAAATTCTGGAAGTTATCGTTCCCAACCAAACCAAACATGGTATGACGCAGGTTAGCAAACTTCTCAGTAGAACTCTGATGGGGATCGCGACGTTTCTTCATTTAGAGGCTGTAGCTGCGGTGGGATTGGGCATGGTGGCACCTAGGCGACCAATAACAGCGTTCTGCTGTTGCTGCATCTGGAACTCATATTGTTTCTTACGGGTATCCAGACGCTGACGGAAGGGTTCATCTTGGGCATACCGCTGCTGGATGTCAGGTTGCTGCAAATACTGCTCCATGACTTGCAGACCGAATTGCGGAGGTGTGCCAGGCTTGATGTTCTTAGGGATGCCGGCAAAGATCTGCGTAAGATCCTGCTGTTCGTCCTCCACCAGCTGTTGTTGAGCCTGTTGAGCGGGGCGAATAATCCGCTCGGCAATGTTAGGATCAATGGTGGAGATGAATGCGGTGCAGAGGGCGGAATAATCAATGATTCCATCGCGGTCGAGGGACTGAGCGGCCTGAATAATAGCAGTCCATTTCTCGCTCATCCGCTTGAAGTCGGTGGATTGCACATCCCACGACAGGTAGAAATCAAACTCTTCGTTGATGTCACCCTTGTTAAACAATTGCAGGTTGGTGTCCTTGACGCCCATGACGCGGAACATGACTTCATCTTGTCCGTACTGCTTGTAGAGCTTCCAGACCTGACGGAACGTGCGGGACAGACAACTGAGGAATTTATCCACCTCAAACTGATTGTAGATGGGGTCAATGGCAGGGTCGCCTTCGCGAGAGGCAAATCCATTGTACTCCTTAAACGAGGCTTCCAACAACGTCTCGGACGTGTTGGTGTTCATGTCAGGAATGGGGCGGTCGGCGTAATGGTATTCGTTGGGCCTGCGCTCCGAAATCATGGCTCCTGGCCCCCAGCGTCCTGGCGGGCGTCCTTGTGGGTAGCAAATAGGCGGAAGGATGCCTAGAGAGGCCGCGTCAATGCGACTATCTTTATGCGCCTTGATTTGGTCCTGCCAAGGCTTGCCTGGTTCTGGTACGCCTCGCGAATCGTGCAACTTGCGGCTCAGATACTCGCGGCGATACAAAACAAACGGATACTCGCCGTGGGCGTAACCGAGCAGACCTGTTTTCGCGTAGCCGTCATGATTCTGATCGGCAGGCAGCATCGGGTTAAAGATGGTGCAGTAAATCCCTGGCGTTCCATCTTCGTCTGACAAGCGTTGGTAGGCGTAAACAACGCCAATGCGATCGGTAAACCGCTGTTGGGTGTAGACAAAAGAGCGACTGATAGGTTGAAGATACTCGCTGGGGCTGATCGTAATCAGTTGTCCGCGTACTTTTTGAATGGCAGCTTCCACCCAATTCTCGTCCCAGCCATCAGTCTGGACCAAGGCGCGCAATTGCTCCGCGGTAAAATACTCTACGCGGTAAATTCCTGGCGTGTGCTCAAGGTCGGTAGAGAAGGATGGGATGAAAACGTGCTCATCCAAATTGAAAGCGCGGATAATCGGGTAGGACCGCTCGGGGCCGTCCATTGGCACGGTGGTTTCACCCGTGTCGCGCAACTCTTTTAACATCTTGCCAGCTTTGCCTTTGGAGCAGTCGTACTGCTTGACAAAGATTTCCTTTAGGTCGTCGGCTGCGCTCTTGTCTTCCAAGAGGGCCATAATGTCGATAGCAGGGAACTGCTCTTGCAGATCCTGCAAGCGGACGCTGACCATAACCTTCTCTTTGCGCTTCTCCCAGAACTGACCCATGACGGCAATACCCTTTTCATCCATGAAGTTAGCGCACATCTCAATCTCGCGCTCAATTTCAGGGATCTGCGTCTGGATCATCCAACGCATAAAGTTACTCACCAGCTGACTGCGGGAACCATCTTCAGAACCAATGGGGACAGCGGTGAGGTTAGAGCGTTTGAAGGCCATTCCCTTCATTGCCACTTTCTTGTTGATGATGTTATCAACGAGGAAGCAGCGCAAATCGCTGGCACCATCCCACGGGGTGGGGCTTACTTTGCTACCTTCGCGGGAATGCTTTTTGCCATCGGCAGACTGACCGTTCCAGATAGCGTAACGCGTCTCGTAGTTCAGGCGACATTGATCGATGAATGGCTGGTTGTCGCGCACGCAATCTTCAAAGGCTTTCTTCAGCAGGTTGAAGTTTGGACCTTCGTTTTCAGACGGGGCCAATTGAAGGCCAGGGTCTGAAGTCATAGATTTGGCATTGCCGTCAATAGAACTCATAGGCTTATGTCACGACTATTGTAGATTTTTAATAAATCAAGCAATCAATAACTCCAAGTCCTATCGTCAATCTGTTTATTGGCGTGGGGATCGACAAAAGAACATTGGGAAACCAACAGATACCGCAGGCAGTCGATAGGATCCTTGCTTGCTTCGTCTTTGCCACCTTTGGCTGTATATTCCTGCAACGAGTAGATAAGATTTTGGCAGCGTTCGCTGATGTAAATCTTGGGCGCGTTGAGAGATGAGATGGGTTTGCTTTCGTCGTAGGAAAACAAGCCGTTGATGAGCTGGATGCCGTTCTCGATTTCTACGCCAGGAGCGGGCAGAAAAATCATACCGGCATCGTCCAGCTCACTGATAATTGTAGTAGCTCCATCGGCAGATTGTTTCTCGGCAGCACCCAAGCGAGGGTCGATAAACCGCTCAAAAATAGTTTCACCTTCCTCGCAATGTTTCATCAATTCGACGTAATCGTTGATGCCTCTCTTGGAGCCTTTCTGGGCTGGGCCTGCTTTGCCCTCGGGTCCGGTTCCAGGCAATGCCCAATCGTCGTAGTCGGGCCACTCGCGGTAAACCCACCACGTCCCTGCGGCATCAATCGCTGCCCAGATCATAAACCAATTCTTGGAGCCAGCGGGATCCAGCACCATGTAACGGGTGACATTGTAATCCACGTTGTTAGTCCACGGTAGTTTTTCGTGGGGGATGACGTTGACCTCTTTGTTGAACCCAGGGAACACGCTGGTCATGCTCTTGGTTGGTACGCCATAGGCACGGGCAAACACTTCATCCTTGGAGCGACCTAGCAGTTTGTTTCTAAAATCTGAGGTATCAATGAAGCTATTATCTTCTGTCCAAAAGTAATAAATGATGGTTCCAGGGCGCGACAACGATTCTTGAACTACGGGAAGATCGCGGCCTACCAGTGGAGCAAAACGTTTCTCTAGCGTGCGAGTTTTGCCAAGAATGTCTTGCACCAAGGGTGTCCAGCCCGTGAGGGTGGTAAACGTCAGAAGAATGCGCCCGTGGTAGTCGGTAGTGCGGTACTGCAACGTCTCAAACATCTTCTGCGGACATTCCTCGTCGCACCAAATGAGATGAGCCTTAAAACCTTCAGCTACTTGGGCATCAGCTTGGTAACTCCGGTAGTTGCTAAACTTGATGCTGCCTCCGCGGCGAAATCCATTAACGGGTGGGAGGATGCAGATGTTGTCGGTAAAGCCGTTCTTCTGGGAGTACTGGACGCTGTGGTTAAGCCCCTTCTTGGTTGGCAAGTTGCGGATGCCATCGGGCAAGGCGTCCCAGATCATGCGTTGCTGATCCTCAATAGACCTGTCCTCGTTAACGTGATAGGCGCGAACCTCTGCACCAGGGATTGTCCCTGCCGCCCAGACGCACAGACGGGAGGCAATCATACTTTTGGAACTGCGGTTGCCACCAAGGATAACGTGGTTGGTGTACTTGTCCCAGTTCTTCATCATGGTCTGCCATGACGGAAGGATCCAACCTGCACCTACCGGATTCATCAAAGCGTCGTGATTGCGTTGTTCACGAAACGTCAAGTACTCGGCAAGCTTCTCTTTAGGCCAACTCATCAGAACTGAATCGGGTGGGTTAGAAACCCACGGGATTCCAAAGTCAGGTTTAAAATCATCGCAGTAATGAACATCGCCAAGTGCCATAAGATTACTTCTTTTTCTTTTTTGCTTTTGCCAAGATTCCGTAAGCTAAGTGAATTAACTCCAATTGGTACCAAGTGATAATGCCTTGGCCATCAATGTTGATACCTTTGGCTTCTGCACTGATTGACAGGCGGGCGTATTCCCTTGCGCCCTCAATGTCTGGTTCGACTAACCATTCGTTAATTTTTGTACGAGTAATCATTGGGCAGGGTGAGAGGCGTTTCCTGCAATAGCCAATGATTCTTTTTATCAACACAGCAGGTATTAGAAACGCTAATAACGACAGATGCTGTGAATTTTTAGCTTCAAAGCCTGAGTAATCATTGCAGCTTTATTGCATGGCTACTAAACGAATCCTTATCGGAACTCCTCTCAAGGGAGACATTCCTAAATCCTATTTTCGGACCAGCCTAGTTATGGCGTCCGCCAAGATTCCTGATGTCAAACTAGACTGGATCTTGCTGGATGGTCCTGCGGTGCAAATTGCTCGCAACGAAATTGCAGCCTATGCTATCGAAAACAACTTTGATGAAGTCATCTTTTGGGACAAGGATGTCTTGGCGCAACGCAACGGGGCTGATGTCACAGACAGTGCGTTAATGCGGCTGATTGGACATGACAAAGATATTGTCACGTCCGTCTACGCCTCTCGGTCCTTAGACACGCATTGGCACGTTACGCCGTTACCTGATGAGGTAGCCAATGAGGAAGGATTGCAGAAAGTAGAGAAGGCCAGCATTGGCTTCTCGAAAATCAAGGTAGGCGTGTTTAAAGCTATTGCCTACGACAATCCAGATCGGGTGGCTATGCTGTTCGATCCTAATCGTGCGCCACGCTCCATCCCTGAACTGTTCCCTATGGAACTGCAAGGACGCAACATTCCGAGTTACCGTTTGCAGCAAATCAAGAATGCCCTGACTGAGTGCAAGAATGATGATAAGTTGCGGATGCGGATTGAGCGTGAGTTGTCCGTGCGCTACGACGAACCCAATGCCTACTTGTCGGAAGACTATGGGTTCTGCAAGCTGGCGCGGGAATCTGGCTACGACATCTGGATGGATACCCTGATGGTACTGGGCCACGAATCCAGAGTAACGCTGCCTATTGAAACGCCCAAGCTCATGGAAATGCTGTCAGAGCCTTGGCGCAAAGAGGAACTGGCCGTAATCAAAACTCAACTGATCAAACAGAACCAAGAGGCCAAGGAAAAGAATAACAACAGCCGCAACTAATTAACCTTAATTAAGCAAATCCATAATTAAAGATGAATGCTGACTACAAAGTAATTACTCCTGAGCAACGGTGGCACGCTGGCCGTCAAGCAGAGGCGTTCTTTGGCTTGCTGGATACCTACAACAAACTTGCAGAAGAGCATCTGAAGCTGCAGGAAGAAGTTAAGAAACTCCGCAAGGCTATCAAGACAGGCAAGCCCGCCTAGTCTTTAACGGCCCCTGTTTTCTTGCTGATCTTAGCATCAATGTCATTGCAGTTACCAATGTCCACGGGGGCTGACTGAATCGTAGGCACGCCCGTCTTGCCACTCAAGCGGGCGACAATCTCCTCTTTGCTTAGAGAGCCATAGTTGTTAACTTGGATGTTAACGTTGGCCCCCTGCGTAGCGTTCAGACCGGCAATGCGTTGCCGTTTGTCAATGGCTACCGCCAGGTTAAACCCCAACGTCTGCAAGGGTGTGTCGTCTACTGTCTCCAGCATCCGGTCCACAATCTTATCCGCCAAGGTATCCAGCTTGCCTATGAGTCTTTGA